GGATAATTTGAGGGGTCAGTACTTTGATATGGTAACTTTCGATGAGACCCAACTCATTAATGAGAATGTTTTTCCTGAGGTAATCTTACCTGCTATTTCGGATCGTGCTGGGAAATTTTTATGTTTGGGAACTCCCTTAGGAACAAGGAACTATTTATATAATCTCTATAAGAAAGCACAAATAGATCCTGCTTGGTTTGTTCGAATTTACAAAGTGACTGATACGAACTTGATTGGGAAGGTAGAATTAAAACAAGCTCAAGACAACATGACTCCTGAACAATATGCTCAAGAGTTTTTATGTGATTGGTCTGCGAATATATCAGGTGCTATTTATGGCAAAATAATGGATAAGATGGACTCACAAGGAAGATTAACATCAGTGCCTTATGATCCGGGGTACTTAGTTCATACTGCTTGGGATCTAGGAATAGCGGATGCAACAAGTATTGTCTTTTTTCAAAAAGTAGGTAAAAGTATACATATAATTGATTACCTGGAGAAAACAGGAGAAGGGTTACCATGGTTTGTGAAAAAATTAAAAGATTACCCTTACAATTATGGAAAGCATTATGCACCGCATGATATTGAACAAAGAGATTTTAGTAATGGAATATCGAGAAGGGAGACTGCATATCAATTAGGATTAACATTTAAGGTAGCTCCTAAGTTAGCTGTCGAAGATGGTATCCATGCAGTACAAATGATGTTAGAAAAAACTTGGATCGATAATCAACGCTGTGAGCATTTAATTGATGCCTTACGCAGCTATCATCGAAAGTATATTGATAAACAAAAAATTTTCAGTAAGCCAGTCCATGATTGGAGCTCTCACCCTTGTGATGCCACAAGAACGATGGCTCTATGTTTAAATGATAATATGGATAATGTCACTCCGCCACAACAGATGGCACAAAACCAATACAACATATGGGAGAACTAAATGGGATTTTTAAGACCTAAATCACCTCCACCCCCTCCTCCAATTCCGGAAGCTCCTGCACCTTTACCAGAAGCACCGACTCCTCCGACAGAGCCAGATATGACTCCTAGTCAGGATATTGGAATGGAAGATGCAGAGACAGGACTAAAGAAGAAGGGAAGAAGATCAACAATCTTAACTTCGTCTTTAGGTTTAAGTGAACCTGCAACGGTGAAGAAAAAAAGTTTATTAGGATAAGATATGGGAGCAGATACAGCAGGTAAACCATCAGGCGGTAGACAAACGTATGAGCAATTCAAAACTCCTGAGGGGAGAGAAGCAGCTTTACAACGTCAAAAAAAGATTAAAGAAAGCACCACAACGAAGACCGGTGCATTCGCTAATCAAGAAGCAGAATTAACAAAAGCTGGATATAAACTCAGCGAAGATAAAAGTTCTGTCTTAACAAAAGATGGTAAAACTGTAGCCGGGGTAACAGATAGTGGTCAATTATTTTCTGGAAGTAAGAAAGTAACTGACATCATTAAAAAGTCTCAACCTAAAACTTTCGATCAAACCAAATCAATGAGTAAGGATGAACGACAGTTAATGAGAGAAGGAACAACCTATTCTGTTTTAAATGATTTATCGACAAGCTCTGGGGGAGAAGTTTCTAAGTTAAAAGAATCCCAATTACAGAAATCTTTAAATTATGGAAGAGGAATACAATATTCTCCGACAGTCTTAGATCCAACAAGAACAGTTGCTAGTACTCCTACCTTAAAAGAATTTGGAGGAGATATAGCAAGAGCTGCTTTTGGCGGACAAGCAAAACAACAAATACCGGGATTAAGTGTAGCGTATCAACCAATGAAAACAGAAGGTATTTTACAAAATTTAAAAACTCCTGGAATGATTTTTATTGAAGCCTTAACTGACGCAATGAAACCTAAAAAGAAAACAGTCGAGACAAAGATTGGTAGTTCTTTATTAGGGGGAGAAACAACAGGGTCGACAGACTCTATTTTAGGGAATAGTGTAATTAAATAATGGATACAAAATTTTTAATAGACTCTTATCAGCAACTAAAATCGATAAGACAGAACTGGGAAAATCACTGGCAAGAGTGTGCGGATTACACCTTACCGAGAAGAGCAGACGTAACGAAAAGAAGATCAAGAGGAGATAAAAGATTTGAATTAGTTTTTGACTCCACTGCTATTCACGCTGCAGAACTATTAGCTTCTTCTCTCCATGGTATGTTAACCAATGCTGCATCTCCATGGTTTCATTTACGATTTAAAGATGAAGAAATTAATGACAATGATGAAGCGAAAGAATGGTTAGAGTCTAGTAGTCAAGCAATGTATCAAGCATTTGCTCGATCTAATTTTCAACAAGAAGTTCACGAATTATATTTGGACCTAGTGGTTTTTGGAACAGGGTCAATGTTAATTGAAGAAGATGAAGAAGAAACAATTAAATTTTCCACAAGACATATTTCTGAAATTTATATTCAAGAAAATACTAAAGGAAGAGTCGATACTGTTTATCGATATTTTAAAATACCTGCAAGACTAGTGGTCCAACAATTTGGTGATGCTTCACCCCGGATTGCAAAGATTGCAGAAAAGAATCCTTATGATGAAGTTGATATCCTCCATGTAGTTCTTCCAAGAGAAGATCGAAATGTCACTAAGTTAGATAAACTTAATAAACCTTATGGTTCTTATTACGTTGAACCTCAAGATGGAACTTTATTAAGTGAAGGTGGCTATGATGAGTTTCCATACATTGTTCCTCGTTTCACGAAGTCCTCCACAGAACAATATGGAAGGTCTCCCGCAATGGTGGCTTTAGCTGATACGAAGATGCTGAATAAGATGAGTGAGACCATCATCAAAGCAGCACAAAAAAGCATAGATCCTCCGCTATTAGTACCAGACGATGGATTTATTCTACCAGTCAAAACAGTACCTGGTGGTTTAAACTTTTATCGTTCTGGATCTCGTGATCGGATAGAGCCACTTCAAATAGGAGCAAATATTCCTTTAGGATTAAATTATGAAGAACAACGAAGAGATGCGATTAGAAAAGCATTTTATGTAGATCAACTCTTACTAGCTCAGAATATTCAGATGACTGCAACAGAAGTACTACAGAGAAATGAAGAGAAGATGAGAATGTTATCTCCAGTCCTAGGAAGACTTCAGTCAGAAATGTTACAGCCATTGATCGATAGAGTTTTTAATTTATTACTTAGAAAAAAGCAAATGCCTTTAGCACCAGAAATATTACAAGGTCAAGATATTGAGATTGAATATGTCTCCCCATTAGCAAGAGCACAAAGAACCGGGGATGTACAAAGTGCAGTAAGAGCATTAGAGATTTTAGCTCCACTTAATCAGATAGCTCCTGTGTTAGATTATTTAGATACAGATGGATTTGTAAAACATATTTCTCAGGTCTTAGGAGTACCTGCAAAAATTTTACGCTCTAATGAACAAGTTGCTGAAATTAGAAACCAACGAGCACAAGCAGAAGCACAAGCTGCACAACTAGCACAAGCACAACAAGAAGCGAATATCGCTCAAGCAGCAGCTCCTATGGTTAAAGCGATTAATACTAAATGATCCCTAAAGAACTCAAAGCTCTCATCGAGAGTTACAAACAAGTCTTCAATACCACAGATGGAAAGAAAGTCTTAGAAGATTTGGAAAAAAGATTTTTCATGGAAAGTAGTACCTTCTCAACCGATCCTTATGAGACTGCTTATCGTGAAGGATGCCGGTCAGTTATCCTGACAATTAAAAAACTAATACAAGGAGTAAAAGATGACAGAAGAGAACCAGGTAGCGAATGAGCAACCAACCAATCAATCGTCTGGTGACACTGTTCAAACACAACCCCAAGTGGTTGATTGGAGAGAAAGTCTACCAGAAGATTTAAGAAGTGATCCATCCCTTAAAGATTATGTGGATGTCGCTGGATTAGCAAAATCACATGTACATTTAAACAAAATGGTGGGAATGGATAAAATCCCCGTTCCAAACAAACATGCCACCGATGAAGATTGGCAAGTCGTGTATGATCGATTAGGAAGACCTAAGAGTGCTGCTGATTATTCAGTAGAAGGTATTGAAGGTATTGACGAGAATTATCTCAATAGCTTTAAAGAACAAGCACATAAGTTAGGTCTATTACCTCAACAAGTTGAGGGAGTCTTAAAATATTACACAGACTTAGCACAACAAAGTCAGGAAAGTTCTGTACAAGATTTAGAAGTTTATAAAGAACAAGCAGAACAAGAATTACGAAAAGAATTTGGAAAAGCCTATGAAGATAAAATCCAAAAAGCATCCAACATTGCGATGGATTTATTAGGACCACAGACATTAAACGAAGTTCGTTTAGCAGATGGTCGAGCTTTAGGAGATCATCCAGATTTAATTAAAGCATTCGTCAAGATATCAGACATGATTGGGGAAGATAAAGCGATTGGTCAACCAAGACAAATGAGTCTAACCCCAGATGATGCCAAGAAGAGAATTAGAGATTTAACTTCTGATGGTTCTCCTTATTGGAACAAAGGTCATGTTAATCATGGTGAAGCAGTAAAGGAAGTACAGGATTTGTATGAATACGCCTACCCGCAAGAAACCAACTAAAGTTGTTGAAAAAAATTCAAATATAGACAATATTAGTGACAGGGAAATTAAATTAGAGTGCCTTCGACTTGTAGTCGAGGGTGGCTCTCAAGTAGAGCGTACTAATCCCATTCCTCTAGCCAATCTTTACTATGATTGGGTAGTAGGTAACAAGGTAGCCAAGTAAGGTCTTGTTGACGTTGTGAAAGAACAAGGGTGACTAACCTTAAATAGAGGAAGGTCCACATTCGTGGGTAGCCAACTGATAGTAATATAAACAAAAAAAACAAAGGAGAATGACAAATGTCAAGTCAAATAACTACAGCATTTGTACAACAGTATTCTCAGAACGTACAATTACTATCACAACAGAAGGGTTCTCTTCTTCGTGACAAAGTTGACGTAGAGTCTATTGTTGGAAAAAATGCATTCTTCGATCAAGTTGGCGTAGCAACTGCTGTTAAGAGAACATCAAGACATGCAGATACTCCACAAATGGATACTCCTCATGCGAGAAGACGTTGTTCATTAGTGGATTATGAGTACGCTGATCTGATTGACGAGCAAGACAAAGTAAGAATGTTGATTGATCCAACATCTTCCTATGCTCAAGCTGCCGCTTTTGCGATGGGTAGAGCAATGGATGATGAGATCATTTCAGCAGCAACTGGTACTGCTTTCACAGGCGAAACTGGTTCAACATCAACTACATTACCGGCTGGTCAGCAAATCACTGAAGCTAGTACTGATGGTTTAACTATTGACAAACTAAGAGAAGCTAAAAAAATCTTAGACTTAAATAGTGTTGATCCATCTATTCCTCGATACATCATCGTATCTCCAAAACAGATTGATGATCTATTAGGAACTACATCTGTGACAAGTTCAGACTTCAACACAGTTAAAGCGTTAGTACAAGGTGAAGTAAACGCATTTATGGGTTTCAACTTCGTTGTATCTAACAGACTATCAATCGCTTCTTCTAAGAGAAAATGTATTGCTTTTGCAATGGATGGTATCAAGTTGGCATTAGGTAAAGACGTAATGTCAAGAATTGAAGAGAGAGCAGACAAAGGTTATGCAACTCAGGTTTACTATTGCATGAGCATTGGTGCGACTCGTATGGAAGAAGAAAAAGTTGTTTCTATTGAAGCACACGAAGCGTAAGGAGTATAAGATATGGCAAGTGTAAAAGGTGCAAACATCACTAACATGGATGCTACTCCTGTAGTGAATGTCGACTCAGAGAACGCTGGTGGTAAAATCAGAGTATTTCACGATACTTATGAAGCATCATCATTAGCATCTGGATCTGATATCACCATCGCAAGAATCCCTGCTAACGCAACTATCCACGATGTGATCCTTAAATGTGATGCATTAGGAGCAAGTGTTACTTTAAAAGTAGGTGACTCAGGTGATGACGATAGATACATTGGTGTTGTAGGTACATGGAACGTAGCGGGTCAATCCCAGTCTATGTTAGCCGGTTCTTCAACTGGTGCTCCAGTTCCTGCAGTAACAGGTCTAGGTTATAGAACAACAGCTCAAACAGACGTATTGATTACTACTGGCGGTGCTGCCGCTACTGGTACAATCTATGCTTGGGTTATGTACTCTGTAGAGTAAAATAAAAAAAAGAAGGGGGAGCTTCGTCTCCCTCTTCTCAAAAGGAAAACATTATGGCATCAGTAGTAGATATTTGTAATTCAGCACTTAACCAACTAGGAGCAAGTGTTATTCTTTCTCTTACCGAGAATAGTAAAAATGCTCGTCTATGTAATCAACGATACGAGCCTATTCGAGATGGTGTATTTCGATCTCATCCTTGGAATTGTTTAATGAAAAGAGTTGAGTTAGCTCAAGACTCTACTACCCCGGCATTTGAATATTCATATCAATATACATTACCTACTGATTGTTTAAGGGTAATGAGAACTGAAAAATCTAACATTAGTAATGGAGAGGAGTATCGAATTGAAGGAAGAAAATTATTAACTAATGAGTCTGCTATTAAATTATTATATTTAGCAAAAATTACAGATCCTAACGAATACGACACACTATTAATTGAAACTTTATCTGCAGCTCTTGCTTCTGATCTAGCTTACGCTGTTACAGCATCAACCTCTCTAGCTGCTAACATGTATCAACTCTATCAAAACAAATTACGAGAAGCACGATTCGCTGATGCTACAGAAAATTCTGTAGACTTCACTGATGCAATACAGGCAGATGACTTTCTAAATTCAAGGTTATAATGCCAAGAACAACCTTTGCATTTAGTTCCTTTACAGCCGGGGAGTTATCTCCTCGATTAGATGGTCGTGCTGATTTAGATAAATATTATAAAGGTTGCAAGACCTTAGAGAATTTTTTAATTCACCCCCATGGAGGTGCAAAGAGAAGACCTGGTACTGAATTTATCCATGAAGTAAAAGATAGTTCCAAACAAACAAGATTAATCCCTTTTGAATTTTCAACAGTTCAAACTTATATCTTAGAGTTTGGAGATCAATACATTCGTTTCTATAAAGATGAAGGAATCATTGTTGAAGGAGATGTGACTATATCGGGGATCAC